TTTGAATGTTACAGGCCAAAAGACATTCTGAGTGTTAGAGTTAGTACCGAAACCCATCATGTATTTGCCGCCACCCGCACTCTCTACTGCGCCGGGAACTACTCCCACGTCATAGCTCTTCTCATAATACCTCTGGCATCTTTGCAGCTCGCTCTGGAAGCTCTGCCGCAGCATGGGGGTGGCGGTCGAGCCGACCTCCAGCTTGCAGGGGCCGAGGCGCGAGACCGCGCCTGCCGTGGTTATCCAAGTGTTAGTCATGCCGGTGCCGGCAAGGAAATTACCAGCAGCCCAGGCACCAGGTGCGGTCTGGTATGTAGTCCCGGCCGCCAGGCACCAAGACACCGTCAGCCCGTTGGCGTTGCCGCTGGTGGCCCAAGTCCCGCCGGTATCACCAGGGATAGTAATGGTGAAAAGCTGCCAAGTAGCCGCAGCCACGGTAAACGGGGTTATATAGCTACGATTGCTGGCACCATTGCGGAGACTTACGTAATAGGTTCCAGCTAAGGAAGAATAAAACCAAAAGGATAATGTAAGAGACTTAGCTGTCGCAGTCCCAAAGTTGGTATCGTATAAATCATCAGCCTCGACGAAGGTGGAAATCGTAGACTGATCGGTGACCCCCACAGAGGAAGCAGCAGTTCCTATGTTGTGAACTAAACAGTAGGGAGAGCCAGGAGGTCCTTGCGTAGGCCCGCGAGAAGCAGACAACGTACCCCCAGAGCCGCTAACGACTGTACTGGCAAAGCCGTCTACTACGTAACCATTGGCAGTGACTGTGCTGCCTTCGTGCGCCTGGTCGATCTCCATGAAGGGGTTGAGCAGCTTGTTGGGGTTGCTGATCTGGCTCGGCGTCACATAGCCCTGCGCCTGGACGAACGCCGTGGTTGCAACCTTTGTGGTGTTGTCGGACGTCGCGGGCGTCGTGGCCGTAGCCGCCGCAAGCGTCGTCGTGCCGCTCACGGTCAAGTTACCGCTTATAGTCCCGCCGATCGTCGGCAAGACGTGCTGCCATGTGTTGTTTTGCCGTCCGTAATAGGTTGAATCGCTCGGCGCGTCGGCAATACCGCCGCCGCCCGTACCGTGCGTGTCGACGTAATTTTTTGTGGCGGCTTGCAAGCCCGCTGTCGGATCGCCTGGCAGATAGAGCGCACCCGTCATCGTGCCGCCATTGATCGGCACATAGGGTTGGATAACATCGATAGTCGGCGGCGTCGTACCCGTGTTGATCGTCAGGCCGGGCCCGGTCTGGTAGCTTGATGGCCCGGCCGGACCCGCTGGTCCGACAGCGCCCTGCGGTCCCCACGGGCCCGGCGGGCCTTGATCGCCTTTGGCTCCGGCGCTTCCTTGCGGTCCCGGATTTCCCTGCACGCCGACGTCGCCTTTTGGTCCTTGCGGACCCGGCACGCCGGCTTGGCCTTGGATGCCCTGCGGCCCGGCGATCCCCTGCGTGCCCTGCGGTCCCATCGGACCCACCGGCCCCGGACTTCCGGTCGGCCCCGCCGGTCCCTGCGGCCCCGGCACACCGGCCGCCACCTTTTGATCAACGTATTGTTTTGTCGCCGCTTCGCGCGCCGAGCCGGGATCGGCGTTCAGCATCAGCGAGCCCGTCATCTGCCCGCCCGCGAGCGAGAGATAAGGCGCGGCGGCAGTGACGTTTTGCAGCGCGGTAATTTCGTCGTAGGCGTGTTGAAAATTGGTCCGCACGCTTTGCGTCGTAGGACTTCCCTGCACCGGGACAGTGGGATCGATCTGGCTTGTCATGCTGATGCGCCATCCCAAAGCGACCCGCCGCTATCCCAACCCGAACCACCGACCGGCACATCCCAATAGGCCGGACCTTCGGTCGGCGCCGCCAGGTCGATGGTCTTCGGCAGCGACAACGTGCTCACCGCCGGGAAAAAGTCAGTGTGGAATTCCGCGCCGGCCACCGGCTTCAGGTCGATGGTGATCGTCGTCGTGAGGGTCCGCAGCATGTTCACCGGGTCGCCGGCCGCCGAGCCGACGAAGTTCTGATAAGGCGAGAGCGAATTCAGTTGCTTCAAAAGCCCGTTGGCGACGACAACCTCGTTGACCGCTGTGGTGGCTGTGATGTTGGTCAGGTCGAGCCCGTCGTCATCGACCACGAAATCATCAAGGCTTTGATAGGCGAGCTCGTCGTTGATGAGGAACGACTGGCCGCCCGCGACGACTTGATAGCCTACGGCGACGTATTCGTCCTCGACGTAAGTATTGATGCCGGCGACGGCGGTCGACGGGTCGCCGTTGCCGATCGAGCAGCCGATGGTGAACTCGCCCATCATGCCGGCGTCGCTCATGCTGAGCCGGTAGGACTTGACCTTGCCGGTTGCGCTGCCACCGGGAAGACGGCGATCGAGATAAGTCACGCTATGCCGAAGCCCGATCCCGAGCGCTGTTCGCCAATCTGTCGCGAAGGTGATTTCGACCGCTCTCGCTCGCGCACGCATCTTGGCGCGGGCCGCAAGCAGCATGTACTCAAACGACGCCGCGCCGCGGTCGGTCTGGAAATAGCTGCGCGTCGCGAGGCTGCCGATCGGCACGCCGCCGCCGGGATCGACGCCCTGGCTCACAAAGTCCGACGTAAGCTGGATCTGGTCGCGGTCTTGGTCGGCCGAATCCGAGAGCTCGCGCTGCACGTCGGCGGTCATCACTGCCGTCACGGTTTCGGTGCGCCGCCGGTTCGCCGCGTATTGCAAGGTCATCCGTACTTTCAGGACGGTAATCGGCACGCCGAGCGACAGATGTTGATACTGCCCCATGATCGCAGCGACTTGGTTGCCGGCGCCTGAAACCGGCGGACCCTGCGGCAGCCCCGCTTCGGTCATAATCTGCCCGAACCAATCAACTTGATAGTATTGCGGCGTCAGCCAGCCGCCTTGCGATGTCCGCGTCGCGTCGTAACAGTAGTTGTACGGATAACCGCTGTCGTCGTTTCTTGTCGCCAAACTCCACCCGCCGCCGATGTTCGTTCCCGGCCGCGGCCAATCGGATTTGAGCCCATCGCCGAGCAATGTCGCGACAAGCCCGCCGCCGCCGATGCCGGCATTCGATACGGTGACGCTACCTGTCACCGGGAATGGCTGATTGTAAGGCGAACCGGCCGCGCCAAAGGCCGAGACGATCTTGGGCGTAATGTCGATGAGCCCGTCACCTTCTTGATTCCAGCTAACCGTGCCCGTCACCGTCACCGCGACAAGCGGCGGCTCGCCGTAGGACAGCGAGAAATTATCGTAGAACGCCTTGTCCTCGCCGATCGTCACGGTGCCGGCTTCACCTTGCAAGATGTCGGAAAACGCGAGCCCAAGTGACGTGCGATCGATGTACCAATGCACCGAGTAGGTTTCCAGCACGGTGTCCAGATTGACATTTGCCGCGAGCCACACCGGATCATAGTACGGCAGCACCGAGAGTGCGCTCGCCAGGCTCGCTTTCTGGCTGCCGAAATCATCGGGTCTGGCGAGGAATTGCAGTTGCACCGTCTCGCCGGCTTGCAGCTTCGGAACACCGATCAAACGCCCGTTGAACAGCGGCACGAGGCTCACCGGGTTCGTGCCGGCCGGCGTCCAATTTTGGTCCCACGACAGCCAGCACCAGAGGTTCCGGCCGACCGCCAGCAAGCCGACATTCGGGTTTTTGAGCTCGATCGAGAGGGTTGCAAAGTTGCCTTCCTCCTGCGCGATTTCGAGCGAGACGATCTCTTCGTCCATACGGTTATGGACCGTCGCGTCAAATGGCGCATCCGGTGTGCGTGGTCCGGTGATGGTGAGGATCGCGTTCAAGTCCGAAGACGTCGCCGGCTGGTCGATCTCGATCGATGTCGCACCCGGCGCGGGCGCGATGAACGTTGTGCCGACCTGAATGCCGTTGCCGCTGATGTTGTACCTGAGCCCTGGTTGCAGCGTAGCGAGCGCGGTCGACGGAATGCCGGTGACGGCGTACCAATCGGCATCCGGCATCCCGGTGATCTGGAAGGCAAACTGACCGGTCGTCGTCGCGTTGGCCGGCTGCGCGGCGATGGTGTGCGTCGTGCGCTCGACGGGCTGCCCAATGCTATCAACGCCGGTCGTCGTGTGCGGCGTTGCCACCAAGTAAAACATCTGCACGCTGGGCGTTGAGCCGTCATAGACGAAGTAAGCGCTGGGGATGATGGTCACGCCCGTGCCGCCGCCGGTCGTGATCGTCGTCGTGCCGCCCGTCGTCGGAACGGGTGTTGCCGTCTGCGCGATGCCGGTGCCGGTGATGACGTACGTGCCTGACGGCATGTCGATCGACGTGACAAAATTGACGACGTTGGAGCCCTGGCTGATCGTCGCCACGATATCGCCGACGACGATTGATCTCGTAACCGTGAACGTCGCGCTCGCGACGCTTTGCCCCGCCGGCTTGCTGATGTTGACCGAGCCTTCGTTGATTCCGGTGAGGATCGTCGTGTCGTAAATAAAGAACGTGTTTTCCTCGATGCCGGGACCGCTCAGCCCATAATACGCACCGACCTGTAAGCCTTCATTGGTCGCGAGGTTGGTAAGCTGTTCCTGTCCAGCTTGCGTGTCACCGACGATGCTCACCGTCTGAAGCACGCCGCCGTGGGTCGTGCCGTTGGTGACAAGCGTATCCTGCGGCTGAATGCTTCCACCCGCCCATGCAAACGCGAATGGTCCCGGCATTTACTTAGCGTCCGGCTGCCGCACGATCTTGCTGTTGCCGAGCCGCGTGATCGTCGGCCGCGGTTGATCGCCCGGACGACGCGCGGGAATAAACCGGACGGTGATCTTGATCGCGTTGCGGATCTTGGCGCACGTGCCGCACGGCATCACACTTCCTCGCCTTCGAGCGACCACGACACCATTGCGCCCCACTCGTCGGTGTCGATCGAAAACGCCGTGACCAGCACGACGAGTTGCGGGCGATAAAACGAATACGAATCCACGAACCGCAAACTTCCCGACACCATCGCCCGGCCCGCACTGCCGCCGGTTAGGAACGAGAGTTCGCTGATGCAGCCGATCGTCAGTTGCATACCAGGCCAAATGCTGTCGATGGCCGGCGAATTCATATCGTCGCAGGTGATATGCGTCGCGTACTTGCGCATTTGCGGCGGGCTGATATCGATCGCCACGCCGTTGACGCTGCGCGCGAGCTTGCGTGTTGCTTCGATGGGTTCAAGTGTCTGATGCGCGCCACGAGCCGAAAACGGCGCAATGCCGATCCCGCTGATCGTCAACAGCGTCTCAAAGTCTGACGCCAGCATTTACGAGACCCAACTCGGCTTGATGCCGGCCGAGCGCATCCCTTGCGCCCGCGCTTCGCGAACCAGCGCGTCGGCAACCGCGCCCGACGCCTGCGTGATGAATTGCTTGGCACCGATGTGCAGATGGACGGGCGTTCCGCCAGTCGGCACCATCCCGCCCGCGGCAAAGCGCAGCGGCGCCGGGTTGACAAAGCCGCCATCGGCGAACCCGTTGAGGCGGTTCATGAAGTTTAGCCCGACCTGACGGACCCTGGCCGCATTGACCACGTACTCGCCAGCCGAGACGCGGGCCAGGATGCTGTCGCTGGTGCCGGTGCCTGGTCCCTGCACATAACCGCCGCGGGCAAACGGTGCCGCGCCGCCTTGCGCCGCAGCTTGGCCGATCCTGCTTACCGCGCCTGAAACCGCGCCTGCGATACTCGACGCCGCGCCGGTGAGGCTCTGCCATATCGATTGGATCGCGTCTGCTCCGGCCTTGGCAGTGTCCACGATGCCGGTCCAGAACGTTTGCCATGCCTGCGTTATGTTCGCGATATCGGTCTGGAACTGTTGCGCGTCGCGGTGCCACGCCTCCGCCACTAGGGCCATATCGCTCTGAAACTTTTTCGCGACGCGCGGGAGGGCTTCCGCAAGCAATTCGTTAAAAGCTATTTGCGCGGGCTGCAGGGTAGTCGCCATCGTGGAGACGGCATTCTCATATGCCTTCGCGAGTTCAGCTTGGCTTGCGATCAGTTTCTCATTGTTGGCTTCGGCCTCGGCGGTAGCACCGCGGGCCGCGCCCTCGAGTTCCTTGATTTTGGCGATGATCTTTGGGATTTCCGCTTCGGCGTTCTTGCGCATCGCTTCGCCCGAGACACCGAATTGTCTGGCGAAGACGTTGAAATCCACCGAGTTCATAGTTTTGGAGAGCTCGAGGATGCGCTTTTGCACCGCGAGGATTGCTTGCTGGAACCCCACCGCAGTTGCGGGAAAACGGCTCGGATCGAATTCGGCGAGCGCTTTCGTGGGATCTCTGAGCTCCGCCTGCCCGCCGCGAAGAACGTTTACGTTCCCGCTCGGCAAGCCCAACACGCCGGGAGTTGGCGTGGCAGCGGTGCCCGCGCGCAAGACAACCGGAAGGCCGCTGCCGCCGCCGACCGGCGCACCGAATTTTCGACGGTTTTCCTCAATGACCTTGCCGAGCCCCTGCATGATCTTGGTCGCGTCGTCGGCGTCCTGGCCCGCCTCCGCTGCGATTTCCCGCACAGCCTGCAAGGCAATCGGCTTTATCCCGATCTCGCCGGCGGTTTTCTGTAACTCAGTGAGCCGCTTCGAAACGCCGTCAAGCTGCTGCATAATCTTGTCAAAGGTAAAAGCGGCGATAAACCCGATCATCCCGCCTCTGACGCCGGCAATAGCTTCGCCGATACCCGTCAATGCGCCGTGCAGCGATTTCAGGTTTCTCTCGTGAAGCCGGAATCCTTCGGCGGATTCGGCGAACGCTCTCTTTGACGCGTTGGCTGCTCTGTTTAAAGCCGCGTAACTTTTCACCATCGCGTCCATTGCCGCGGTCTGCGCCTTCAGGTTTGCGATTGCCTGGGGATTGCCCTTCGCGGCTTCTTCTCGGGTGGCTTTGATTTCCTTTTGGAGCGCCTGCATCTTTGGCGTCAGCAACTCCATCTCGTATCGCGCCTTAGAGCTATCGGCGGTGATCTTGAACTCAAGATTGTCAGGCATCTTCAAACTCTTTGAATTTTTTGCGGATCGCGTTCTCGTCGCCTCTGGCCGCCAGGAGGTTCGTGTGCAACTGCTCTGCGAGCTCGCGGGCGCGTCGCTTGTGCGCGATGAATTGGAACGCCTGAAGCTGGATCGGCGTGTAGTCCATCACTCGGCAGCCATCATGTCCGGCGGCAATGAGTTGTTCGGCGGCAGCGGCGTATTCGTATCCAGATCCTTGCCAGCCGGGACGCGCTCGACGACGGGCCGGAACAGCCCCAGCCTTACCAATAAAGGGACGACACCTTTCGGGAAGGTGATTTCCTGTATCGCCGTCAGGCAGTCGAGCACTTCATCTGGGGAGAGGTTCCCTCCGACGATAGCATCGACGGCATCGGGTTGGCCGGCAGCTTCGGCGATAATTGTGGCGATGGCGTCGGGTGCTATCGCCAACAGTTCGGTAAAGTCGATCGAGGGCGCCCCCTGCGTGATGATGTTCCGTAAGCTCGGGAATTGCAGCAAAAGGGTGGCGATCTGGCGCAAGCCGAGGCCGCGCAGCACCAGTTCGCCGCCGGCGATCTGCACCGTGCGGGTCTGCGGGACGATATCGACGAGCGAAACCATGTTCGGTTACGGACCGGCTGGCACGCCGAGGAAGACGAGCATTAGATTATCGTAGGTGAACTCGTCGAGAATGAGGTTTAAGCTCGCCTGTTTCTCGTGGATGATTTCGAGATCTTTGATCCGAACGCCGTGCCGCGACGAATAATGCGGCAGGGTGGTGATGTTCGGCACGAACTCGAAGGTCGGCGCATTGCCGACGTCGCGATAAGCGCCGCCGGTGCCGGTGACAATGGGCGTCTGGATCGAGACTATGCCTTTCCCCAGATAGTACATATCGACCAGCGGCGACACGAGCGACGTATCAGGATGGGTGATCGTGCCGAAGATCCCGGTTTCGTCGGCGAGCGCTTCACCCGTCAAATGCAGTTGGCCCCACTCGTCTTGGATAAGGCCGACGGGATTGCTCGGTCGGAACATGACGTTGTTCAGTTCCATCTCGATTTGCGGGCCAATGGCATTCCCGCCGACGAACTTGACTTTCGCCAGGATTTGGTCAGCGCCAAAGACATTGAAAGTGCCGGGTGTCGCGACACTTGGCGATGCTCCCTGCATCTCGATACTCCCTCTAAGTCGTCCGGTTGATTTCGGTGATCGTTTCGGTAATCGCCCGCTGCAATTCGGCAGCCGCCGTCGCACGGATGCCCTCGGCTGCGCCGCGCAGGAACCGCAGTTCGGTGATGTTGGCGCGGCGGCGATAAGCGCCGACCCGTCCCCCGCCGCGCCTGTAGGATCTCACCGGGAACGAGCGATGCGCGCCGTACTCGAGCGCAGCGGCGGCGACATTATGACCGCGCCCGCCGGGTCCGAGAATGCGAACCCGGCCACGTATCCAATTCTCGTGCTCATCGACAAAGCGCCGGGTTTCGATCTGTAGCTGTCCGGTGCGGTGCGGCTCGCCGGCGAGCACCCGAGCGAGCACTTTATCGGTCAACGAGGCGATCGCTTTCTTCAGGTTGGCTTGCAGCTTCTTCGGAAACTGGTCGAACACGACCTTAATGTTGCTGTCATTCACCTGAACCTTGAAATCAATCATGCGAGCTCGTCCAGATTGAAGATATAGGTAAACACCAGATTGAGATCGATCCGGTATTCCCTCGCCTCGGCATCGGGCGGCGGAACGACGCAGCCCTCGTAGCGAATCCCGCCATTGACGGTGACGTTATCTCGCAACGTCGCATCGTTGAGGATCGCCGTCAGTAGCCGGTTGCGAAAGAGCGTCAAGAGCGAGCCGGCCTCGCTGCCGCTATCGCCGCGCAGGGCAATGATGGTCTGCGGCTGAAGTTCCATCCGCTGCCGTTGGGAAATCGTGGGTGATCCGGTGCTCGTCGGCTGCGCCAGCACCAGGCGTTCCGTGCCGTCGAGGATGATGACGGCGGGCCGCAGCATATCGGAGACGTCGAGCCGGTTGCGGTCGACGGCATTGATGCCTTCGACGCCGCCGCAGACCGTCACCAGTTGCGAGAGGATCGCCTCGCGCTTATCCACGGCAGAGCAGATCCACGCGGCAGAGCGTGCCGCCGTAATAGAGCGGGCCGATGGTTTCGATGTTCGACGGGTTGCCATCGATCAGAATGCGGTCGTCGCGGCTTGGAACGCCGAAGCTCCCGAGTCCCGTCGGGCTGACCACCACCCGAATATCGATCACGCCGCCAGCGAGCAAATCCTGCGGCGCGGACGTCTTGACGAAGGCGGGACAATCGAGGCTTTCCGTCACGGTGATGCCGCCGGTTGTTGGATCCACCGAGGTGCGTTCGAGCGTCACGGTCTGCCCGTAGCCGGCGATTGCCCGGTCGAGGCGATTTACAATCCCTTCGGGCGTCATGCGGCGAAGTGAATATAAGGCCAGAGGAGATCGCGGACACCCGGCGGGACTGCGGTTTCCGCGGTGAGGTCTGCCATCCCGAAGGTCTGCGACAGCAAATCCGGCACAGTTTCGGAGCGGATCGTCGGATCGCGCCCGATCGTCCACCATCGCGCCGCGAGCCATTCGAGCGTCGCCGATTGCAGATCGTCGGGGATCGGATCGTAGCCGGCGGTATAGTCGAGCACGACGACGCCGTACCAACTCCCGTCGATCATGTAGAGCGCGCCGGTTTCAAGGTCGAGATCGTAGCCGTCGGGCGTTACCGTATTGCCTTCCAGCGTCACCGCGAGCATGGGGTTCGCGCTGTCGTCCACTTGAACCGGGTACTGCCGGCAGCGGATTGGCTTTTGGTAATCGAGGCAAACGCCGCGGTATTGGTCGCGGTAGGTCTGCACCGGGAAGATGCGGTCGCAGTAGTTTTGCACCGCCGACGATACCGACGCGATCTGCGCCTGCAACGTCGCATCATGGCTCGTGTCGCTCGGATCGATTCCGAGGACGGCTTTCGCCTGGTCGAGCGTCACAAGCGTCATTTCGGCCGCCGGCGTCACGACGCGGGTAATGAGATATCCCGGCTGGCTCATCGCACGCGAGCCAACAGCGGGTAGAAGTCGACTGCTACGGCGGCCCCGTCCTCGGCGCCAAGAACCAACACGCCGTCGTCATCAAGGTTTGCCGAGATAATGCGTCCGGCTGGCCCGCGTTCGCCCTGCGGACCCGGCGGCCCGCGCTCGCCGCGCCCGCCGCCGCTTCCTTGCGAAGCGATCAGTTGCCATCCCGGCCCCGGGCAATCGCCGGGATCGTCCGAGCGGGCGGCAAAGGACGAGCGTTCCTTTGTCACCACGTCGAGGGCGCGATAACTTTCGTTCGATGCCCACGTTCCGCGCAAGTTGAACGACCGGGCCGGCGTACCCGCTGACGCGAGCAAAGCCCAATCGTCGTGCGGCGGCTCGCGTCCGGTGTCGCACAATGCCTGCCAGGTCGAGCCGGCGTGCGTGACGATATCGCCGTCGTAGTGCACGCCCTCGGCCCAAACACGTACTTTCGGGAACCGACCCGGCGGACCTTCGGGTCCGCGCTCGCCCCGTTCGCCGACCTCGCCTTTTTCGCCACGCTCTCCGGTCGCGCCCGGCGGCCCAGGAATGCCCTCTTTGCCCTGCGGTCCCTGTGCCCCTGCCTCGCCGGCTTCCCCGCGCTCTCCGCGCTCTCCTGCGCTTCCCTGTGGCCCTCGCTCGCCGGCTGGCCCGGGTTCACCGTTCCTGAGTTCGGCTAGCCGAGACGTCAGCCGGGAATCCATCTCGGCCACGGTAGCGCGAATCTCGGCCAATCCGGCGGTAAGCCGCAAATCGAGCTCGCGCTCGATTCGCCGCGCCACATTGCCGAGCTCGGCCGCGAGCATTTCAAGCGGCGATTGCGTCATAGGCGGCCCGGAAGGCTCGGAGGGCGTTCTGTTGCTGTGCATTCGATTCGCCCGGTTCCTTGGGTTCGTTCGGGTCGTTCGGATCGGGTTCGGGATCGGACGGCACCGCACCAGGCAGCGGCGGCGGTTGCAAGTTGGCCCCGTAGGAGAGCGGCACGACCTGTTGCTGAACTCTCGGCATTGCCCCGTAGCCGTCGGGGACGGCCGAGAGATTGACCTCGGCCCGCGCTTCGTCCGGCGAGTAGATGCCGCTGATAACCGCTCGGGCGAGCGATTCGATCTGATCCCGATACGCGCTTCGCAACAGCGCGCGGGTGTTGAATTCAAGATACTCGATCGGCTGGCCTGCGAGCCCGAACAATAGCCCGAAGGCTTCTTCGATATGGTTGAGCGTGAAGCCGAGGCCGTTCGCGATCCACGATTGCATTAAGAGTTCGGTTGAGGCGTAGGGCGTGCCGCCGATCCCGAGGATTTGCAGCGGCACGCGAAGGGCGAGGGCAATCGCCTGTTCGTTCATCTTGAGCAGATCGGCAAGCAGCCCGTCGTTTGCGTTGCCGGTGACGGGATTGGCTTTGAGACCGTGCGTCAAAATCGGAGTCTTGCCGGCGTTCTCGCCTGTCGTCTGAAACTCCCATCGCTCCCGTAGCTGCTCGACCTCGGTCGCTTTCAATGGTGCGTCGGTTTGCAGGATGTACGACGGCCGCGCTTGATTGAGGTAATAGCTGACTTGCTGGTTCATCGCGGCGCCGGATAGCGCGAGCTCCACCGTCGCGGCGAGGATCGGCGACACGCCTTTTAGCGGATGCGTCGGCGTGTTCAACCGGACATGCAACACGTCGCGGGCCGGAATCGGGGCTTCCAAGTCCATCCGTTGTTGGAGAATCTGATTCCCGTAGACCGAATAAAAAATCGAGCCGTCCTCGCCGAGCGTGACCTGGCCGCGCCGCATAAGGTGAAGCTCGGCAATCTCATATCGGCTGTTGCGGATTGCCACCGCGAACGCCTCGCCGTTCTCGTAAAGCCGGCGGGTGAGGTTCAACAAAAAGTCCGAAATGCTTTGATAATCGTTCGGCTGCTTCAATATCCGGCATAGCGCGGAATTCGTCACCCGATCCCGGCCGCCATCGGGCCGCGCCCGCCAATGATCGCCGGGACACATTGCCACGGTTTGCGCATAGGCTGACACGCAAGCTTCGACCACAGCCGAGCTTTGCCCGAAGGGCAATGCGGTATATCCCGCTTGCCACCAGTTCATCAGCCGGCCGGCGGTAGCCGACAGCCACGACCCATCGGAAAAGAAATAAGGCCCCGGGCGGTAAGCACCTTCCGGAGCCTTGGTAAGCCATCCCGTCACCCGGGCCAGCCAATTCGCCATTCTATCGTGTCTCGTAACCGACTTTTGGCTTTGCCTTCATGTCGCGGCGCTTCGGCGGCCGATATTGTTTTGGCTTGCGGGGCGGCTCCGCCCGCTTGGTCTTATCTGCCATGTCCTCGACCCTCGCGATGCGCCGGCTCGGCTTCCTTGGTGCCGCGCGCAGAAGCGGCAATCGCGACGGCGTTGCTCGCCGGCGCCATGCTCGAGCCGTGTTCGTTCGTCGCCGTGACGACGCAGCAAACGGACTTCCCGGCATCGCTCGCGGCCACGGTGTAATCCGCGCTGTCGGTCCCAACGACCGCGCCGTCGCTCTGCCACTGGTAAGCGTAGCTGTCCGGCTCATTGGCCCAATTGCCCATCGTGCAATTGAGCGTCGCCCCGACGGCGCCGTTCCCCGTCACAACGGGAACATCATTGCAAACCGGGCCGAGAATGCCGCTCGATTGCAGCGACATTACGTCGGCTTCGTCTTGGGTCGGCGTCGGCAGGTCGTTTTCAGCCATGTTGAATCTCCGAAAATATGGGCGAGGCCGAACGCGGCCCCGCCCTGCTAACGCCGCTCTTATGGCAGCGCCCAATTCGCGCCAGTAATGGTTTGCACCATCCCGGTGCGCCGCATCGCCCAGGTGAGGTTCGCGAGCATCCGCAGCGCGATTTGCCCGGTCTGGAACATGCTTTGCGTCGGCGTCGCCAGAACGCCCGATCCCTGCGCGCCGGTGGCGATCTGCAACGGCGTTGTATCTTCCATGTGCAGGGTAGCGAATTCGGAAGTCTCAAATTCGAGGCCGCCCGATACGCTCACAAGGTCCGCGGCGTCAACCATGACCAGCGTCCCCGCGGGAATGTTGGTCGACTCAAGGATCGTCATCCGGGAAGTGATATTCGCCGTCCACCCGAACGTCCCCGGCACCACCGGCCCCGGCACGTTCGCCATGTTCAGCCCCTCGCGCGGGTTCATAAACAACACCAAGTCGCGGCCGGCATTCTGCGCGTAGAAGGCATTTGCCATTGCGGTGATGTCCTTGATGATCGCCGTTGAGCCGCCGCCGGTGGCTGCGGTGATCGGCGTGACACCATTGGTCAATCCCGCAGGCCGGATCGCGGACGACGCCACATTGTCGATGAATAAGCCGTCAACAATGATCGAGGTGTCCGTCCGGATCGCATCCTGCAACACGCCCTCAATCGCCGGGTTTGAGTACATGGCGATTTCACGGCTGAACACCGTCAGCACGCCGACCTTGTGAGGCGTCAGCGTGATTGACGTGGTGCCGATACGGCGGACAGGGATCGGGGCACCTTCGGCAACGAACGACCCGCCAACGCTCGGCGTAGCCGCTCGGCTCGGGATTTTGATATTTCCCGAGTTCGGCCCGAAGGTGAGTTGCACGCCCCGCGGCGCCACCCGCAGGAAGATGGATTGCGGAGTGAGCAGACCGAGGAACGCTTCCTGCGCCAGTTGAACAAGCTCGGCAGCCCATCCCGCGGTTGTGGTCGTAGCGCCGGAGATAGCCGCGCGGGTAATGATCCCGGTGGCCTCGTCGTCGTTGTAGCCCTCACGGATCGCGCGATCGATCGAGCCGCCATATCTGACGTGTGCCCGGATGCTGCACGCCGCGGCCCTAAACAGCAAATCGCCGACCGTCACTTCCTTAACCGGAGTTCCGAGCGGGCGCCGGTTTGTCGGAACCGGCATCGCGCCCTTAGCCGCCGGGGCCGGCGTGTCGGTGGTGATCGTGTTAGCGGCCGTGATCGCCAGCGCCTTTTCGGTCCGCTTGAGGCTCACAAGCCGCTGCTCGCCGGCTTCAATCTCGGCCGTGAGCAAGTCGGCGTCCTCGGTGTTGTGGTCGGGATCGCGTGAGAGTTCCGCGAGACCGTCGCGGGCGGCCGTCAGTCGACTTTGAAGTTCCTCGATTTGCTTGCTGATTGGAAACATGGATCGTCCCCCGAAAGCGGGGTTGCTTGCGGCAGACGTGCCGGTGGAATCCCGTCGCCGCGGCGATGCGGACGCGCGGCCGAAGGCAACGGAGATAGTTTCGCGGGAGATGCCGAGGGAGCGGGCGACGGCGAGCGTGTTGGGGTTCGCCGGGACGCTGACAATCGACGCCTCGACGAGCTCGCTTTGGGTGTAGCGTGAGCCGCCCCACGGGTCTTTTGGATCGATCGGCTCGCTTTCGCGGCCAAGAAACCCCACCGACGTAGCCCGCAGTACGTCCTGTTCGATAAGGCTGATGATTTCATCGACTCGGGCGGACGTCCCTTTCGCCGCCGGTTTCAGGTCGCCGAGCAATTGCCCTTTCTCGACACGGACGTTTTCCCATGATCCGATCGGGAAATCCGCGGAATGACCGAAAAGGGCAATCGGGTTTCTCTGAAAACTGTCGAGTTGCCAGCCCGCCGGCTCGATGATGTCGCCGTAACGGTCGACCGTCGCATCGGAGAGGACAAAGGACAGCTTGCCGGGAACTTTCCCCGCACTGACTTTCCGAATGACGTTCATTTAGCCCACCATCGCCAAAACATCGTATTGCTCGCCTGCGAAGGCGCCGGCGACACCGCGGGCCATCGCCAACGCCACCATTCCATCGATCCGGCCGCTCGACTTGTCCTTCGCTAGTTTCCGGTTGCCTGCCGGATCGCTCTGCACCACCGCGTTCGCGGCGCACATTTTCAAGACCGGATGATCCCCGTGAGCGACGTTGCCGTTGAGTAAATCGGTTTCGAGATCGCGCAAGGCCGGCGACATGCTCTGGTAGCCCTGCCCGAATTCCACGAAATGTTCTTCGAGCATGTATTCGGAGAAGCCGACCTTGAGCAGCCACGGCCGCAGTGTTTTCCATCCCCAGCGATCAAAGGCGATCTGGCGGATGTCGTGGGTGTCGAAGACTTCGCGCAAATACTGCGCGACCCACTCGTATTCGATCGCCCGACCCGGCGCCGTCTCGAGGTAGCCTTCCCGCGCCCAGACATCGTAGGGCACGCGATCGGCCCGGGCCTTTTCCGCCAACCCTTCACCGGGCAACCAGAACGTCGGGTGGACTTGCCAGGCGCCTTCGCTCTCGCCGATCAACACCAGCGCGGTAAGATCGCGCGCCGCCGAGAGATCGAGGCCGCCATAGACCGGCCCGGTATCCGAGAGCGGCAGCGGTGGCGCGTTGCACGCCGACCAGACATTGAGCGACACGAACGGAGAGCTCGCCTCGACCCGTTGGTTGAGGATCAGGTTGCGATATTCAGCCTCGCGGCTCGGCATGCGCTCGGCATCGCGGGCCATTGAGAGGACTTCAGCCGTGTTCATAAAGTAATCGAAGGCTGGGTTTGCCTTCCTAATCGCTTCTTCGCTGAACGGATCGAGCTCAAGCGGCGCGGTGTCCATGCGAAGAATTGTCCGCGGGTCATGGCCGGCCGCGGCATCGTCGATTAGGATAGAAAGCAAGTCCGCATCAGTCGGCGCTTGCGTGGAAATTATCACCGTCAGCGGTTCTTCTTGTGCCGCCGTTGCGGTTTCAAGCGCTTCGTATAGAGAGCTCCGTGGCCCCCTACATTGACCTAACTCATCATGCACTGAGAGGGCGGGCGATAACCCATAAGCAGTTGTCGCTTCAGCGCTCAAAGCCCGGTAGGTTGTGCCGAGGGCGGGACAAAGAAGTTGCTTGGCAGTATCCCGAATCTGCACAACATCGCTCAAAACCTTATCTTGCCGCACGATCTTTGCCGCGAGAGCAAAAAGGATCGCCGCCTGGTCACGCGATTGCGCGGCGCTGTTCAGTTGCGAATTAGGCTTTGCTTCTGGTCCGCACAGATGCAGCAACAAGATCAACGCCGCTTCCACGGTTTTTGCGTTTTTTCTACCTCGGCTGATGATGGCGCGACGGGTGCCGTGGGGATTGTCATAAATCGCCCTGAAGTCCTCCCGCATATACGGAGCGAGCTTAAGCGGCTTTCCAACAAATCTACCCTCGGGAACTCGGCAATATTTTTCTATCCACGCTATGTTGTCTTCAGCACGGGTAAATTTTGCCGTTAAGCGCGTTTTGCCCACGGTACTTCGTCCGCCTTGACCGCTTTCGCGGCGGCCCGCGCCGCTACATGCGCCACATACCGCGCTTGGTTTGTCAGACGCAGTTGCGTCGCCAGCCGCACCATTGCGTCCATCTCTCGGCCGCGCATCTTCAACAGCGCGTCATACTTCGCCATGCTATCGTCATCGGCCGCCCAAACCTCGGCCGAACCGTCGATAACCTTCGTTATTCCCTCAGCCGTCGCCCGTCTCCGGCAGTAATCCGCCAGTAATCCGCGCAGAACCGCAGTGTTAAAGAAGTTCGGGTCTTCAGTGTCCACGACCTCACGCCAAATAGCTCGTTGCCTTGGCGAGAGATCGCTCGGCGGTTTTGGCCGCTCAGCAAAGCCACCGATAATGACCGACTGCGAAGCGGCTGAACTGCGACCACGCGTTTTCATTCAATCTCCAATTAGCTCACGAAATG